GAAGGACTACTGTTATAGGTGATATGTGCAATCGTGTTGGCAACAATTTGGTATATGTTGAACGCGTAAACACTATTAGTGTAACTGTTAGCAATGGTTTGTGTGTTGAAGGCAATCGCATTTTGCTTCCCTATCACTTAATGACAGATGACGTGCATGAATACCGTTTTTGGCGCTCTGGAGTGGGTGTGCCAACTGGTATGTTCAAGGCGAAATTCTCTCGTAATGATTGTCAGCAGCTTGGAGACCAGGATGTTTGTTTGGTTAGTGTGCCTCAGTGTTCTCCTGTCAGATCTATTTTACCATATTTTGCAGAGAACACTATAGCAGAAACTGCAGCATATCTGGTACATAAATCTAGGGAAGGAAAAGTTACATCTGCACCTTGTATGGTCACTCTTGACGAGCATAGTTTTGATAAACAATCTGTGTTGCCTGGATATAAATACAGATTGCCATATGATACTTTCAGGGGATTGTGTATGTCGACCCTTATTGCTGATAAGAAGATTCCCTTCTTAGTCGGAGTGCATGTTGCTGGACATACAGGAAGACCAGATGGTTTTAGTGCTATACTTACCAGGTCTATGTATGAGACAGCTTTGGCGAGTTTGTATGCTGCACACCCTTCTATTCTCCCGGCTGTATCATCTGGCACGCTTGAGCCAGAAGCTTTTGGAAAAAAGATTTTTGAGAGTCCTGTAATTCATGACAAATCACCGTTGCACACAGTTGGTGGCAATGTCAAGGCATACGGTTCTTGTACCGGGCGTGCCAAATATTACAGCAAGGTACAACGCTCAGAAATTGCAGATGATGTTACTGGTTTGATGGGCTGTGATACCGAATGGGGTCCACCTGCTTTTCATGCTGGTAAAGCTTTTTCTGAAACCCTAGAGCACCTCGGAAATCCGACTGTGGGTGTGTCCCAGACTGAGTTGGATCGTGCTGTGGAGGATTATGAGCTACAGCTGCAAGGAGCGTTATTACCGCAATATACTGCCGATGTGCGTCCACTGACTGATGTGGAAACTGTGTCCGGTATTGACGGTAAGCGTTTTATTGATGCTATGCCATCTGGATCTTCTGGTGGCGTCGGTCTTGAAGGCCCTAAAAGACGCATCTTAATAGATCTTCCTCCGACAAAGGAACATGCTTGCCCACGTACATTACCAGACTTTGTGTGGACTGTATACCACGCGTGCGTGAGGCGATATCTATCTGGTGAAAGGTGCCATCACATGTTCAAGGCGTGTCTTAAAGATGAAGCAACAGTGATTGGGAAGATGAAAGTACGGG